AATAACATTTGATCAAAATCAGATTCATATTCTTTCATCTGATCCATGATCTGATAGTTCATAAAATTTTTAACTCTTTGTGCTTGCATTTCTTTTTGTGGATCTGATTTACCCATTACCATTGTTCTAACGGGTCCATCTGCAGGCAATAATTCTTTGTAAGCTAGTGCTTGAAATTGAGTAACTGCTTCTGCAAGAACTGGGTGAGTTGCACCACTTGCTCCTTGAAACGGTTCTGTTCTGTTTGTGTATTTAAATCCTAGTAAACTTAAACCTTCAATATATGCTCGCTCCCATTCTTTACGAGACATTTTATATTCCATGTAATCTTGTTGTAACTGACTACCCATGGCATCAGTATCTTCTTCTGGAAGTAATTCGTTTAGGTTTGCAAAAGGATCTCCACCATCTGGCATTTGCATTGCACTAGGGTCAAAATCAATTGTAGCCCCTTCTTCATCTTCTGTAACTTCTACTGGTCCTTTTTCTGTCTCTAAAATCTCCTCAACGTTAACCTCTTCTGCAACTTCGTCAGGTCGTTTATCGTTAGGGAGAGACTTATCTATATCTGCCATATATTTTCTCCTAGACTTTCTTAGCTTGTTTTGGTGGTAATTTCAACCCCTGTGATAGCGGTCCCTTTTTAGGTGGTACTGCCCACCATTTATAACCAGGATTAGCTTGAAGCTTTTGTGCTAAATTTGGCTTTTTGTTTGTTGGTTTATTTTTTATTGACATTTAAACTAGCTATGCCTCCTTCCTTATAACCGTAACTCATTATAGTACTTTGTTCACCTTTAGGCAAACTCATAAAGTATTTTCCAAATTCATCATACTTAGTTGGGTTATTCATTTGTTGTAAATTAAATCTTGTATCTATCAAGTCTTTTTCTAAACTTTCAATTCCTCTTCTAGAAGTTGGATTAACACCTAATAACTGATTTTCTTTTGCAAGTAAAGTTCCTCTTGCTAAAGCGTCACCCCCCTCTGTACCTTTATCAGAATACATATAGTCAGTCACACTACGAGGTGTACCTACTTTGTTGTAATCTCGTATATCTGCTTGTATTTTATCTTTTTCAGCCTCTAATTGAAAAGCTTCATCAGGAAAAAATCCAGAACCAATATTTTGACGTTCTGTATTTTCTTTAATTTTTTCATTTACGTTTATTAAATCACTGTAGTTAGAAAATCCTGTTTCCATGTCTTTTAATTTAGATTTAAATACTAACATTTTATTTATATCTTCATCTGTAAAACCACGGAAACCCTGACCTGGAGAACCAGGTATATTTTTTAATCTTTTAATAAATTCTTCTTCAGGATTTATTTTAGTTTTATCCCCTAACATATAATTAAATACACTATCACCCACTGCTTCTCTAAATGATTTACCACTTGATAACATATCATAGCCTACGATTCCTGCTTCTGCTGCTACAGTAAATGCTAAAGCTGCAGGACCAAATAAACCTCTAAGTGATACAGCGTCTTTTAAAAATTTACCTGATTTTAAAATACCTCTTGCAAGAGATGCTTCATCAGCATTTTTAAAACCACTTTTTAATCCGTTTTCTAATTTAGTTACACCTTTTTTTGCACACTTAGTTAAACCAGGAACACCTTCTGCAAATAAAATTCTACCACCTGCTGCTTTACCACAACCTAATCTTTCTAAATAACTAGCAACTGTTTTAACATTAAACTGATCACCTTTAGCATATTCTAAAGCTTTCTTTTCAATTCCTGCAAATTGTTTTGTAGGATCTGTAAAACCACCACCAACAACTTTACCATCAAAGTCTGTAATCTTAGCCCCATAGTTTTTTAGTTGTGCGATTTCATCTGCATTTAATTTTCTTGCTGGAGTTTTATTAGTACCTCTTACAATCCGTTCAAGATTTTTAACGTTGTCATTAACTGCTCCAGTTAATAATTGTATATCTTTTGTTGCCGCCGCACGCGCAATATTTGTTCCCGCACCTACCCCACCTCCGTGGTGTAAAACAATTTGTCTTTCAAGTAATTTCATAGGAGCGATATCTGAAATATTTTTATAATATCTTTCATGACTTAAAATATCATTTAATGTAAGAACGCTTTTATCTCCCATTAATTTAGTGATACCTTTGTCGTCTAATATTTTTTGAAGAAGTTTACTAGGATCATCTATCTGTGCTCCTTTTGCTATGTTTAAAAATTTTTGAATTCTTTTATAATCTCCATGACCTGTCCAAGGTGTAGCATCTTCAGGTGTATTTTTTTTTAAACCATAATAAGTTTTATTACCGCCTGATGCAGTGGTATCTGTAAAACCTATTATAATACCATTTTTCTTAATTGGTTTATAAGTTAAATCTTTAGGTTTTACACCTTTTTTAATTTCATTTTTATAAAGTCTATTCATAGCATTCATCATCCAACCTGATGGTTTTGCTGAATCTGCAGCTATTGTATATTTTTGAGGTCCATCTATTTTTCTTTTAATTCTTTCAGCCAAATTTGGATTTTCATTAATATTTATTCCAAACTTTTGTTTTTTAAAATCCCATTCTTTTTGTCCTGGTGGTAATTCAAAGTTATCTGTTACTATTTTTTGTTCAAGTTCAGTTAAACGATCGGCAGTGTCTATTTTAAAAATAGAATATTTTTCATCGTTTTGCATAATAGAGTTTAAGACTTTTTTATATTTTGCTTTATCTCTACTATCTTTAAAAGTTATGTCTTCTGTAACTTCTTGAAAAGAAGGACTTGTGTTATTTAATTTAATAAATGTATTTAATTTTTTTCTTAAAATATCTCCTCTACTTCCTTCTTTAACTATACCTGTTTTTTTAGGAGGATTATCTTCTTTAGCTTTTTTTATTGCGTTTCTTGCATCTGTTATTTTATTAAAACTTCCTAAAGATTCTCCTTTATAACTTACGTCATATTTTCCTGATCTAAGTCTAATATTAGGTTCTACTGTTTTACCAAAATCACGTTCTCCACTATACCCGGGCCGTGATCCGTCAACATTGGGTTGTACTAATTGTCCTTGATTGTACATGTTCCGTGGTCCAGGGACCATGGAGCTTGGATTGTAGTCATCCTCAAAGGTATATAAAATTTCTTCTATGTCGTATTCCATTATTCACCTAACATGGTTTGTAGACCGCCTGATGCGTTTGGTTTACGAATCATTTCTTCTGTAACATCTAGGGTGTCTAGTTTTTTAGCATTATCTAATTTTTTCATTGCTTCTATTTTACCTGCATAATCTCTACCACTACCAAGTCTAATCAGTTGACCTTGTATATTATCAAGACCATACTTTCCTTGGCCAGCAGCATCAGCAGCATCACCTTTTATAAACGCTTCAACTGTTTCATCATCCATGTGAGGCAAGAATTTTTGCATGTACATTTTTAAACCTTCTTTGTCTCTGTTTCTAAACATCTCAACAACTTCTAATAATCCTCGATGCATACCAGGATCTCGTTTAAGCATTTCATCAAGGCTACCTTTACCAAATACTTTCTCTAAAAATCTACGTGATGTAGAGTTGATACCTAGTTTAGATAAACCACCTATATTATAACCAATACGGCCGCCGTCTGCTTTTTTAAGTGTCATAGAATCAGGATCACCCGCATCATCTAGAACGTCTTCTGGAACACCGTCTTCGACATCTTTCATCTTACCATCTCCGTCAGGTCTTGCAGTATACTCTTCATACTCTTCAACTTTTGTAGAACCTTTTTTACCTTTTATAGGAACATCGTCTACAGAATAACTCATGTAAACTTCTTCATAACCTGGAGCATCCATATCTCCTTTTCTTGTAATAGATATATTTCCGTTAAAGTCTTCTTCTAAAAAATAATCTTTATATTTTTTAGCTATGGCTTTGTCTTGTGAGGGTAATGCATCATCACCCATAAATTTAATTTTATCTACAAGTTTAAAAAAGTATGGGGGAGGTCTTCCTGATCCTGCAGCTTGTTTTACAGTTTCAGTTACAGCTTTTTTACCAGCTCCTTCACCGAGTCCTAGAATACCAGATTTAGCTGCTGCCACACCACCACCTATTGTTGCCATTAATTTTAAGAAAGCACGTCTTCCAGCATCACCACCACCTGCGAAAGGAACTCTTAGGTTATCGTTATCTTCAGCCAATAAATAATTTAATCCTGTTGATGTAGTTGTCTGTGAACCTGGTGACATTAATCTTGTTCTAGACATCAATGAATCTGAGCCGTGTCCAATGTCATCGAGACTCGGTTCAACGTCTGTGATACCACCTGTATAATATCCAATACGACCACCTTCTGCATTGCCCTTAACTTTTTTAGGATCAAAGTTAGAAAGCTCTACTGTTTGTTCTAATTCTTTGTATCCTTTAGGATCTGTCTCCTTCATAAATCTTCCAAACTCATCTGCAATGTCCGGATTAGACATATCGATACCTTTACCTTCTTTCATAGACTGTAAAGTTTTTTCTGGTTTTGTTGCTTTTCTTAATTCTCTCATCTTAGCCATGTTTGACATAATAGGTTTAAGTACAGCCCCGTAAATTTCTGAACTAAGTTTTTCTGGAAGATCTTCACGTAATAAATTTTTAAAATCTTTAGGATTTAATTCAACAAGAGCATCGGCTGCCATTTCTGCATCATATTTATAATCACCTGTTGGAAATATATCATCGACCGCTTGTTGTACTTTCTTTTTGTCACCAATAACTTTGGTTACAATTTTATCAAACACAAACTTACCTGCTCTAAATCCAATACGACCGCCTTTTGCAAATTCTTCTGGATCTTCAATTTCTTTCATATCATCTATTGCTTCTTTTTGTTTTTTTCTAAGTCTTTCAGCAGCTTCTTTGTTTTGTCTTTCAAACTTTGCTTTTATCTCTGCATCAGTTTTAGGTCTGTACATGTCAGCTTGTTCTTTTTGAATTTGTTTTATTCTATTAGAAGCAGCATTAATTTTGTCCATTTGTCCTTCAATGGTAGGTTTGTTTAAATTAGAGTTTTTAAACATTTCTCTGTCTGTAATTTTTTCACTGATTTTAATATCGTCAACATCTACAATGTCACCACTTTTTTTCATGGCTTCTATTTCTTCTGCAAAACTTCTTTTTTGTTTAAATGGAAGTATTGTGCCACTAGCTTTTTCTGTTGTACTAACAGGTTTTGCATTTTTAATTATATTTAAAAATTTTACTAGATCTGCTTCTGATCTAATAAAATTATCTAATTGTTGTAACGGCATTCCGGCTTGTTGTAATATAGCTGCAATTTCTCCAGCTTTTGATTCAGCCATAAATTGACTTGGCAAAGTTGTAATCCCTGAACCTTGGTTCTTGGTCAGTGATTTTTTTGCATAAGCTTGTATAATTTTTACTGCCGACATTAATAATACTCCATAATCCTAGGTTCTGACTTTTCGTCTTCATAATCTTCTGGATGGGGTAGGAATCCTCCCTGCCTGAATCGCATAACGGCCATAGTCATACTATCGACTAAGTCATCATGATCGCCATATGGAAATGACGCGCATTCCTCAATGACTTCTTCTGCAAACTTTCTGTCAGGAGCCCAAATTACGCCAGCTTCGAACAGCGGTGCACAAGAATTTACTCGTACGTGCTTATCATTACCACGACTTGGCGTAAAAGTCATCACCGGAATGTCCATTTGTCTTAATTCATGAGTTAGGGGTGTACCCGATGCTTTTTGCTCTACGATCACCATGTCAGGATTCCAATAATTATATTGTTCCAACGCTTCACGACGTAATTCTGGAAATTCAAACCGATCTTTGATTGAATCTAGCAAAATTAAATTTGGTTTACTATCTTCATTTGGATAAAACACTCCCCAAGTTGTAATTGCACTAAAATCGGCTGTTTCTTTTTTTAAAAACGCAGTATCGTAACTTTGAATGATGTAATGACAGTCTGGAAGATGTTCTTTGTCCCAAGTTTGCCACCATTCACGTTTTATTAGTGCTCCTTCTTCAGAAGTTGGTTTTTGCATCCATT